TAGATAGATTTAATATTAAAGAATGGCTTATTAAAGAGAAAGGATTAATATGACATCAGAAACAGTAGCACTAACAGAAGCAGATCAGCTTCGCGAAAAAGTATTATCTCTCTCTACAATGATACTAGAAAAGCATCCTAAAATGCCAACTCTATTGCGAGAAATCCATACAACTATTAGACAATACCCAGAACAAGTTACTCTATTATCCGAAGAAGAAATTGGTATTATAGTTTCTGGATTAACAGTACAAACTAATGCAACATTTGCATCAGCAGCTACTAAACCAGCGGCGGCCAAAACTCTAGCAGCTAAGATTAAAACTCTAGGTGCCGATGCATTCTAGCGCCCACTAAGATATTTATATGACTAATTACTACATTCCATATCAACAACCACCATTCCAAAAAACATTCACTTCACTTGCAATAGAAGTAATCTGTGCTAGATTCTTAGATATATGTGCATACTATGGATACAAACCTACAGACTTTGTCAGCGCACCAAGCTCTAGTTTACCAGACACTAGCATCTAAACTAACATACTCTAAATACAAACTCCTGAGAGATTGGCTTGATATACCTTATCAACCACGATCTCCAGGAGTTTCGCACATCTTAATGAAAGAGATTCTATCATGCTTTCCTCAGACCAATTTAGCCTCGACGCTTTTCTATCAGATATTCCAACTGACGTCATTAGTTTTACCGGACCTGACGATACAGGAACAGGAGAATCTAGCCAAGTATCTTGGCACGAATCAGACTATGAAGGAAAGATTGACTATCGCATTCGACAGTTATCTTATTCATCAATCCTTACATTACATAGCTGCCCAAGAAAGTTCCAGCTCTACAGATTACGAACAACCCATCGTACAGAAGAATCTGCCCAATCAACAATTACGTTTGCGTTTGGCCACGTTGTTGGGGAAGGTATCCAACTAGCATTAGAAGGTGCTACAGAATCAGAAGTTATCTGGAAGATGTTTCTAGGTTGGCACACAGATCTTTATGCAGAAGATCTTAAATTAAATAAATCTTTCTTTCAAGCTGTAATTGCAATCAAAAGATTCTTTGCTTTACAAGCATCTGGTTTTCTTAAGGAGTATGAACTTGTTTATTATAATGGTAAACCTGCTTGTGAACTTAGTTTTTCTGTTGTCTTTCCTGATGGTTTTAGACTTCGCGGCTTTGTTGATGCTGTACTTAAGCATAGAACTACGGGCAAAGTTGTTGTTCTCGAGTGCAAAACAACTGGAGCGGCAACTGTTAATCCTGCAACATATAAAAACAGTGCTCAAGCTATTGGCTACAGTATTGTTCTTGATTCGATCTTTCCAGATTTAAGTGCATATGAAGTTCTCTACCTTATCTATAACACAAAATCTGGCGAGTACTTACCCATCCCGTTTCAGAAAACTTATCTCCAACGAGCGCTCTGGATACGGGAGTTACTTCTCGACATTGAAACGATTAAAATGTATGAAGATGCAGAAGTATATCCTATGCACGGTGAATCCTGTTATAGTTTCTTCAGGGAATGTGAATACCTTAATGTATGTCAACTGTCCACCGAATATCTCACCAAGCCTTGTACTCCTGAGCAGGAAGATAAAACTGAATATCAAATCGCGTTAACATTAGATGATTTATTAACAACCCAACTAGCGAAAGCAGAGGCAGGATTATGATTTTACAGCATGTTCTTACTAAAGAAAAAATTACAGTCTCTAGATATTTATATGAAAAACAATTTAGAGGTGCTCCAGATGAATGGAAAAATGTTACTCCTAAACGTACGCAAAAACAAGTAGCCCAAGCTCATAAGTTTGTACGTTTAGGTATGCTAACTAGAACTAAATCTAATCTCGAACAAGTTATTAGAACATTTGGTCCATACCACGGAATATTTAATGACGCAGTGAATGGCTTGGAATTATTAATTAATATAGAAAAACATCATGACTGAAGATCAGTTAAATAATCTTTGGTGTAGAGTATTTGCACTTGAGAAACGAGTAGCTGCATTAGAACCTCCAGTACCAGAACCAATCCCATTAGATAAATACACATCAACAGTAACTGAGGAATTTCCAGATGAAACTCTCACAAAAAATAGCATCTAAATCCCATCGAGTTCTCCTATTCGGGCCGCCCAAATCAGGTAAAACTCAGCTCGCTGGGGAACTTTCTAAAGAATATAATCTTATATGGTTTGATCTAGAGAATGGTGTAGATACTCTACTCAAACTTCCAGAAGATCAGAAAGAACGTATCGAAGTAATTACTCTACCAGACACGCGTTCTTATCCTATAGCAATCGAAACTATGCTAAAGGTTATTAAAGGAGCTAAGAATGAAATCTGCGAAGCTCACGGAAAAGTTAGTTGTGGCTTGTGTAAGAAAGATAATAAACCATTTACTGTGGTCGAACTATCTTCTCTACCACTCGATACTATCGTTGTCGTCGATTCGCTTACGCAACTTACTAATTCCGCCATTAGTCATATTACTAAAAATCAACCAGAAGATTATAAACTTAACTATGATGATTGGGGAAACCTTGGCAAACTAATGGATACTTTCCTATCTCATGTGCAACAATCTGGTTTTCATATTGTTTGTATCTCACATGAAACTGAGACAGAGATGGAAGATGGCAAGATGAAACTTGTACCAACTGCTGGTACTAAAGCATTCTCGCGCAATACTGCTAAATATTTTGATGAGGTAATCTACTGTGAAGTTAAAAATAAAAAGCATATTGCTGCATCTTCTACTATCTATAATGGGAATATCCTTACAGGCAGCCGTTCTGGTGCTACTTTGGAAACCCAGTCAGAGGCAAGTCTTATCCCAATCTTCCGAGGAGAGGTGGCAACTACAAATATCGTCACACAGAAAACCCCTGCGACTACATCATTAACTGCTTTACAAGCATTGAAACTTAAACAAGGAATTAAATAACTATGTCTAAACAACTCCCAAATCTCATTGGTATCTATGGTCATGCGCGCTCAGGTAAAGATACTGTAAAAGACTTTATCATTGACAATTTTAAGAATCATTATTCTATTGCATTTGCAGATCCTTTGAAAGAAGCAGCTTCTATAGCATTTGGTATTCCACTAGATCATTTCTACCAAAATGATATTAAAGAAATGGTTAATCCTGCCTGGGATGTATCTCCAAGAGCCATTGCTCAGTTTATGGGGACAGAAATGTTTCGAGACACAATCTCTAAACTATGCCCAGTTATCTCAAATAACTTCTGGATACATCGTATGGCTTTGCGATTAGCTAATCATTATGTACCTGAAAATGAAGGAGAGTATGATCCAGAAGATACAGTAGTTATACCTGATGTTAGATTCCAAAACGAGTATGATTGGGTTATTCAAAATGGCGGTATAATTATTCACTTGACACGAGACGGCGCTGATGGTAAAGTTGGCATCCCTGGACATAGTAGCGAACATCTTATTAACTTACACACACCTGAAAGGACTTTTATATGCGAAAATAATTCATCTATCTCTGAACTTCATCGTAAAATTGCAAACATTATTGTCTCACTTAAATATTGAAAGAAACTTATCATGACCGCTGACAACTTTAACATTGATTCTCTCTTGGATGGTACTCTTGATGATCTGGCAGATGCACCAGAGTTTAAACCTTTCCCAGCAGGTACTCATAAAGCTATTGTAACAATTATCCAAAAGAAAATTGGTACTCATCCAGCATTTGAAGTATCTCTGAAAGCTATTGAAACTCTTGAGCTTGCTAACTCTGAAGATACCCCGCTTGCTAAAGATGCTACAACTTCTGTTGCCTACATGATGGACAACGAACTTGGCCAAGGGAATTTTAAGAAGATTCTCACATCTTTGGCAGGTCACTTCGGTGCTAAGTCTAACCGAGAGTTGATTGCTGATGCACAGAATCTGGAAGTTCTGGTTGTTACAAAGCAACGTATGAATAAAGATAAGACACAATCTTATACAGATATTGTTGAATTAGCAGTAGTCTAATCCACAGAGCACCTATTTACTCACAAAGTATTTAGGTGCTTTCTAATTAGACCACTGAATATATTATGCACTATGCCAGTACCCAAAAAATACCAAACTTGCACAGTCTGTGAGCAATCAAAACACATATCATCTTATATGTGGCGCGAAGTAGATCATGCAAGAGAAACAGTATGTAAGTTATGTAAACAAGAAAGGAATCCTAAATGGCACTTAACACATTTATCTATCAAGACCAAATCTATATCAGGTGCGTACCTGCTAAGTCTTTATTTAAATCAAGTATGGTCCATGAAGTTGTCAACCGAGGTGACATCTTTGCAATTCGATGCTCAGATCAAGTACTTACAATTATTCCTGGGACAGCTAAGGTAGAACATACTAAACATATTTTAATGATAAGCCATGAATCAACCATTAACAAAACTCCA